GATGAAAGCCTACCACGCTTGGAGATCAAACAACGAGAACGAAACCGAGGAGTTTGAGTTCAACGACTTCACTTGGGAAACGGAGACTAAGGACTTCATAGACACGCTCCGCAAGGCAGGAATCGAAACGATGATCATTACGAACGCAAGCACAGCGTTGCTTGAGAACCTTCACGCCTACGGTGCCGAAGGCTGCACGCTCGAAGGACTTTGCACAGTCAAGAGAAAAACGATCTGGGGAACGGACGAAGAAATTCCGGGGATCAGGCTCAGAATAAACTGAGCCGCCCTGCGGAGAACGGAGCACCGCCGCTCGGCAGGGCTTTTCTTCTTCCGTTTTCGTAATGAATACTACACAAAAATGATTTATATCATTGTCGGTTTTATAGCTTGATAAAAGCTGCTTATTATCGTAATATGTCAGTGCAGCGAGCCGAGAACGGCTTGCACAGGAAGGAGTAAAAAAATGCAGATATTCAAAATTGACACGGACGGCAACGCTTGTGTTAAGAACATCAAAGGCGATTTGAAATCGCTGCAAACGGAGGTCGGCGGACTGATAACGCTTGCAAATTACTACGAGGAGCTTGAAGATCAGGGCATTGATATTTTTGCCGATGACGAGGGGCTTTTGAAAGCAGATCCGATAACCACGTTGCTGATCACCGAAAAGAAAAATCCTATGAAGGTGCTGACGGCTCTTGTCGGAAATCTGATCTTCGTATCGCATGATGATGAGGGCAACACGCTCGGTTTGACCAATGAGCAGATTGACTTCATAAAAGCACACTTAAAGCAGCTTTGTTATTTTTCTCCGAACGGAAAAATGAACATGGCACATACATTTTGGTTTTGATTGGGGGGTGAACAGCAATGTTGTTTGTTAATGGGGAACTAAGAATAATCTACACAAATACCGACGAAAGCGTTATCAAGAAAGTTGACGAAGCATTCCGACAGGTCGGTTACCGATACGACTTCGACCATGTACGCTTAAAAAACGGCGTCAAAGTAAACGGCTGGGGAAACGAGGGCTACTCCGAAGCTCGTATCCGTCAACTGCTTGAATCGTTAAAGAATATTGCTCCGACGGAAGATGGCTCGGAGTTCGATTTTTACGATGGAGACGGCGAATACTGGAGATACATTTTTAAGAACGGCAACTGGAAATATCAAACCGGAAAGCTCGTATATGAAGACAGCGAGGTGGAGTGATATGGGCTATCACGCACACGATGACGCTGTTATCGTTTACCAAACCGCAGACGAAGCGGTATTTGATAAGGCAAAAAATCTATTTGATGAGTATCTTGCAAATTACGAATTTGACTGTGAAGTTGGTGATTATGAGATAACTGTTTACGCTTGGGGCTTTGATAAATACTCAAAGTATTTTACCGCAAAGCTGCTCGATAAGCTGAAAAGCATAGCACCGATAGTTGGCGGTTCGGAGTTTGATTTCAGGGGCGATGATGACGAGCTATGGCGATTTGTTTTTGAGAATAGTGATTGGAAATATCAGATTGGTGACATTGTTTATCACGATTAAGACTAAACAGCAAGAGCACAGCTTATCGGCTATGTTTCTTGCTGTTTATTATATCACCGTTTTGAAAAGCTGTCTTCATCATATATGGTGTACAGGAATATAGAAATCTTAGATGATTACAATACTTTACTTATGAAAAGTAGCTAAAAGACACACAATTACCATAAAAAGACAGCAAAATAGTTTGTGCTGATTATGATAATAATTGAGTTGCTATAATCGAAAATGTATTGTAATATACAGTCAGCCGAAGGGCAGAAAACAAAAAAGCGAGGAAGAGCGAAAATGAAAGACAGCATTATCAAAAGAACGGAAGACTACACCGAGAACACGAAGACATATTACCGCCTGCCGAATTCAACGACAATGGAGTACCTTATGTCGCACCTTAACCACAGCGAAGGGGCCGTGCTTAAAAAGGGCGAACGAGTGTTGATTTCAGATCTTAGTTGGAAAGGGTTTGTTGCAGGGGTCTACGAAATGACCGAAACGCCCGAGGAAACAGGCTACGGCTACATCGAATGCCGACTTGACCTAATCGCAATGAGTGAAGAGCTTTTCGAGGACTCAGGCACGGCTATAGAGTGGGCGCTCAAGCAGAAGTAAGAACCGACAATCCCAAGCGGAGCTTCTGCGGGAGCTTTTGCTTGTTCATATAGATAGTTTTGGAGCAGGGTTTAACAGCCTTGCTCCTTTTTCGTGGGGGTGATGATATCAGAAAACTAAAGAAATACACACCGACTAAATTCATGTCAGCCGATTCAAAATATGATAAGGACGCTGCCGATTTTGCTGTTATGTTCATAGAGCAGCTTTGCCACACAAAAGGAATGTGGGCGGGAAAGCCGTTTGATTTGATCGACTGGCAGGAGCAGATCATCCGTGACCTTTTCGGAATCCTTAAACCGAATGGATATCGGCAGTTTAACATGGCGTATATTGAGATACCGAAGAAGATGGGCAAGTCTGAGCTCGCAGCCGCTATCGCATTGCTTCTGACCTGCGGTGACGGTGAAGAACGAGCAGAGGTTTACGGCTGCGCGAGTGACAGACAGCAGGCAAGTATAGTTTTTGATGTTGCCGCTGATATGGTCAGAATGTGTCCGGCTCTGAATAAACGAGTCAAAATTCTGGCTTCACAAAAGCGTCTGATCTATCAGCCTACAAACAGCTTTTATCAAGTCCTTTCGGCAGAAGCCTATTCCAAACACGGCTTTAATATACACGGTGTTGTATTCGATGAGCTGCATTCCCAGCCTAATCGAAAGCTCTTTGATGTTATGACAAAGGGTTCGGGTGACGCAAGAATGCAGCCGCTGTATTTCCTTATCACAACAGCCGGTGACGATACCCACTCGATATGCTATGAAGTGCATCAAAAAGCGAAGGACCTTCTCGAAGGCCGAAAAATCGATAGGACGTTTTATCCCGTGATTTACGGCATAGACGAGAACGACGACTGGACTGATGAAAAGGTCTGGGAAAAGGCAAATCCGTCACTTGGTATCACAGTTGGTATTGATAAGGTGCGTGACGCTTGTGAATCTGCAAGGCAGAAGGCAGAATCCGGGCGAAGAAAACGCATTCCGACAGCTACGCCTTAACCAATGGGTAAAACAGACCGTCCGCTGGATGCCGATGGAGAAATGGGATCTATGTGCTTTTCCTGTAAATGAACAATCTCTCGAAGGTCGGGTCTGCTACGGCGGTCTCGACCTTTCGTCTACCACCGACCTTACTGCTTTCGTGCTTGTATTTCCGCCGGTAGATGAAGACGATAAGTATGTAGTTCTGCCGTACTTTTGGTTACCCGAAGAAACGCTCGATTTGAGAGTACGCCGAGATCACGTTCCGTATGATTTATGGGAACGACAAGGCTTTATACAGACTACCGAGGGCAATGTCGTACACTATGGCTATATCGAAAAATTCATTGAAGAGCTTGGCACGAAGTATAACATCAGAGAGATAGCCTTTGACAGGTGGGGAGCGACGCAGATGGTTCAAAACATTGAGGGCATGGGATTTACCGTTGTTCCTTTCGGACAGGGCTACAAGGATATGTCACCGCCGACTAAGGAGCTTATGAAGCTTGTACTCGAGAAGAAAATAGCACACGGCGGGCATCCTGTTCTGCGATGGAATGTCGATAATATCAGCATTCGTACCGATCCTGCTGGAAACATCAAAGCCGACAAGGAAAAGTCAACAGAGAAAATCGATGGTGCAATCGCTACGATAATGGCGCTTGACAGAGCCATCCGATGCGGTAATGATGAGGGCGGCAGCGTTTATGATGATCGAGGACTGCTCTTCATCTGATTTGCTTTTCATTATATATAGGGGGATTATGACAATGAACATTTTATCTGGACTTTTCAAGTCAAGAGACCGTCCGAAGAACGCAACAAACGGCAGTGCATTTCGCTTTTATCTCGGCAATTCTACAGCCGGAAAGAATGTGAGTGAACGCTCGGCAATGCAGATGACGGCTGTGTATGCCTGCGTCAGAGTTCTATCGGAAGCAGTTGCAGGACTGCCGTTACATCTGTATAAATACACAGATAAAGGCAGCAAGGAAAAAGCAATAGATCACCCATTATACTTCCTTTTACACGACGAGCCAAATCCCGAAATGTGTTCATTCGTTTTCAGAGAAACGATGATGACGCATTTGTTATTGTGGGGAAACGCCTACGCACAAATAATCCGCAACGGCAAAGGCGAAGTCATAGCCATTTATCCGCTTATGCCAAGCAGAATGACAGTTGACCGTAACGAGCGTGGAGAGCTGTATTATCAGTATCAGCTTAGTCGTGACGATGCTCAGACAATGAAAGGTTCATCGGTTATTCTGAAACCGTCGGAAGTGCTGCACATTCCCGGATTAGGGTTCGATGGGTTGGTCGGATATTCTCCGATAGCGATGGCGAAAAATGCGATAGGACTTTCAATAGCATCCTGCTCGTGTTCGTGAAAGTTGGAATCAGGCTTTCGGCGGCAGTGCAAATTCAAGCCGCACTTGCGTTTTAGAAGAGGGAATGCACTATACTCCGATCACAATAGCTCCCGATCAAGCACAATTCCTTGAAACACGAAAATTTCAGCTTAATGAAATAGCCCGTATATTCCGAGTGCCGCCGCACATGATAGGCGATTTGGAGAGAGCGACTTTTTCCAACATCGAGCATTTATCACTTGAATTTGTGAAATATTCGCTTGATCCGTGGTTAGTGCGGTGGGAGCAGAGTATGTCGAGAGTGCTGTTTACCGATGACGAGAAGAAAAACTACTTCATAAAATTCAATGTTGACGGGCTACTTCGTGGTGATTATCAGAGCCGTATGAGCGGTTATTCCGTAGGTATTCAAAACGGCTTTTTATCACCTAACGATGTCCGTGAACTTGAAAATATGGACTTAATACCTGATGAGCTTGGTGGAAATCGTTACTTGTGCAACGGCAATATGATCGACATAGGCAGTGCGCGAAAAAGAGATTCAGAGCCGCAGGAAAACACAGATACAGAACAGCAAACAGACGAAAAGGAGGAAGATTTAGACAATGAAGAATAAGAAGTTTTGGAATTGGGTCAAGAACGATGCTGGCGAGAGTGATATTACAGACACACCTACTACTCGTACTCTTTATCTCAACGGCGTCATAGCGTCCGAGTCGTGGTACGGAGATGAGGTAACACCGCAGCTTTTCAAGGACGAGCTTGAATCCGATAACGGCGATATTGAGGTTTGGATCAATAGCATCGGCGGCGACGTGTACGCAGCAACTCAGATCTACAATATGCTTAAATCATATAAAGGCAAGGTAACGGTTAAAATCGACAGCCTTGCTGCGAGTGCGGCGAGCGTCATTGCGATGGCAGGTGACGAGGTTTTAATGTCACCGCTTTCCCTTCTGATGATCCATAACCCGTTGACAATAGCCGCCGGAGATGTATCCGATATGCAGAAAGCTATCGATATGCTCGATGAAGTTAAAGAGTCTATCATCAACGCTTACGAGCTTAAATCGGGCTTATCGAGGGCGAAAATATCGCACATGATGGACTGCGAAACGTGGTTATCGGCGAAGAAGGCTGTTGAGCTTGGCTTTGCCGACTCGATCATGTTCAGCGATACCGATACCGGCACCGACGATTCATACGAATTCAGTCAGCGTGAGGTGTCCAATCGCCTAATGAATCAGTTGATAAAGAAAAACACATCGACCGCAGGCATGAAAATATGCGACCTGCAAACAAGACTAAATCTTTTGAAATAACAGGAGGAAACACACTATGACAATCATTGAAATGAGAAAGAAGCGTTCAGAAACTTGGGAAAAGGCTAAGAATTTTCTCGATACACACCGCAATGCAAGCGGCATTCTCTCTGCCGAGGACACGGCGACATACGAGAG